CACCACGTCGGCGCAGATGCTCGACTGGATCATGCAGATCGCCGGGAAGACGTGGGCCAACGACGTGTGCCTCGCCGGTCTGGTGCGGGCGCTCGATGACGTCCTGGCGCCCCAGGGCACGCTCTGCTCGTTCGGGAAGTCCAAGACCCTGACCGAGGCCGCGATCCGCAAGCACGTCAAGGGGACCAAGGTCCGCTGAGGCAACCAATCTGGCGGGAACCAGAAGAGGGAGGCGCCTTCGGGCGCCTTCTTCGCGTCGGTGCGCTTAGAGAATAGCAACCAGCGCCGCTGAGCTATGATCCCGCCATGAGACTGCGGGTAGCTGGTGTTGTCACAATCGGAGCCGTGCTGACGCTGGCCCCAGCGTTGGCCTTGGGCGGGGACGCTGTCTCCGGTTGGTACACGGGGGGTGAGTACACATCGACCACACAGCCTGCGACGACGCAACCGGCGACGACGACGCCGACCACTGTCCCCACGACCCCGGCGACGACGGCCACGACCACGCCCAGGGAAGTGACGACGACGACGCACCCGCCGTACACGACGACGACGCACCCTGCGACGACGACGACGACCGCTACGACCACACCCCGCGAGGTCACCACTACGACGGCCGCGTCTACCACTACGTCCTCTACAGCGACTTCTACTTCGACTACCTCCGTGGCGACCTCTACGAGTACGTCACCTTCGACCTCGACAACTACGACCCAGCCGGGAACGACCACCACAACGGCGGGCGGAACTACCACAACCACCCTGCCGAGTCACAAAGTCTTCGTGTGCAAGTTCGTGGGGACGCCGGGAGTGGATGAACGGCTCCAGACCGGCCAGAACCCGATCTCGGTGGACATCCACTCGATCCTCGACCCCGAGAATGACGGCATCCACATCGGTGACTTCTTCACCGACGCCCAGGGCCGCTCGCTGATCATCGCCTTCGACATCGGCCAGGACGAGCCGTCGATCCTCGACTGCGTGTTCCCGGTGCCGACGACCACGACCACGACGAGCACTACCGTTCCGTCATCTTCCACGACAACGACGACGGTTGCACCCACTACTACGGCGACGGGTGCGACGACGACCACGGCCGCTCCACCGCCGCCGACGTTCACCACGACGACGACAAGCACTGTCCCGGCCACTACGTCAACCGCGCCGGGTACGACCACGTCCACTTCTTCCACGACGACGACCGCTGCCCCGACAACGACTGAGGCACCCAAGAAGGTCTGGGTCTGCAAGTACGTCAACATCCCCAACTCCAACGAGTTGCTCCAGGTAGTGATCAGTGTCTCGGTCAACGCCATCCCGGATCCCGAGAACGACGGCGTCCACGTCGGGGACGAGTTCGCTGACGAGCACGGCCTGTCCAAGGTGATCGCCTTCGACACCGGCCAGCCCAAGCCCGACGTGAGTGAGTGCCTGCCCGATGGGGGTACGACGACGACATATCCCAGCAGCACCACCACGACGCAGCCTGGTACCAGCACCACTACAACGTCGCCTACGACCTCTACGACCACGGGTTCGTCCACCACGACCACCACGGCATCCTCTACGACGAGCACGACCGCCCCATCTACGACCACGACAACCACCGGATCGTCTACGACGACCACGTTGCCGAGGCCGAGCCTGTTCGGGGTGAATGTGTTCGCCTTCTGCGACGAGGCGACCAACACCCCGCAAATCTCGATCACCTTCGGGAACCGCCTCGACCTCGACGGCCAGACCGGCACCCTGTCGTTCAGTAGCGGGGGGTCAGTTCCCCTGGTCTTCCAGACCAGCAGCGTGGTGGTCATCCCCTACCCGGACACCGACGAGAACATCACGCTGACCTACACGCTGGCCGGTGAGACGGCTTCGGCCTCGGTGACCAAGCCGCCGAACTGCCCGCCGTCTACGACGACCACCACCGGGGTAACGACGACGTCATCGACATCCTCGACTACCGCGCCCAGCACGACGACCTCCACCACGTCGCCTACAAGCACGTCTACGTCCACCACGACGGTGGCCCCGACGACGAGCACCTCAACGAGCACTACCCTGCCCCAAGGGACCACGACGACGGGGGTGACGACATCGACCAGCACCACGTCCACTACGACCCCGCCGACTTCGACTTCGACAACGACGACTCAGCCGTCCACGACCTCCTCCAGCACGACTCTGCCGGGGACGACGACCACATCTACGGTCCCGACAACGTCGTCTACCGCCGTGACCACTACGACCGCATCGTCCACGACGAGCACAACGGCGCCAGGCACGACTACGACGACCAGCACCCCTACGAGCACGACTTCAACGACGCTCCCTGAGACGTTCACCTTCGGGGCGGCGGGCACGATCTGTGTGGCCGAGGTGCCGACCATCCGCATCGAGTTCCAGAACCAGTTCCCGAGCCTCGCCGGGGTGACCGGAACCCTGACCATGACCGACATCAACGGTCGTGTGATCAGCACCCAGTCGCTCGTCTACCAGCCCGGTCAGACGGTGGACATCCTGTACCCAGGTACGGAAGTGAACCCTGACGGGTCGATCGCTGACGTGCCGGGATGGAACCTCAACCCGGCCGGGTTCTGGGTGCCCGACAACTCGGACGCTTTCCTCCGAGAGGGCATCTTCCTCACCTACGAGGTCAACCCCACGGCTGGCCCGGTGCTGGTCACCTACCCGCCCGAGTCGTCAGCCTGCGCCAACCCTGACGGGCCGTTCCCGCCCGGTATCGGCCCGGACAACGTGTCCAGGGGACCAGCGCTTCTCCCAGCCACCGAGTAGTGGGTCAGTCGCTAGGGAATCATTCGATGATTCCCTAGCGGCGCCCGAAGAGAACCCGACGCTCCAACTCGGTCAGATCCCACGTCGCCACCACCGACCACAGGTCGCCCCGGATGTGGCGCACGAGGGCGGGATCGACTGGGGGCGTCGGATCCCACTTCTCGACCTCCCACACGATGTGGAAGCCCCGGATGCGGTGACGACGCGGCCGGTGCTTGGGCGGGATGATCGGCACGACGGTCTTGGCACCGCGGACGTATGCAGCGCGCCCCTGTTCGTCTCGTGCGCCGTTCGGCACCCGCAGTGAGTGCTTGCCGACGAGCGCACCACGGTTGACGCTGTCCAGGATGTCCGTGAACACCCAGTCGCCTGAGTCGGCATAGACCCGGCACTCGGTGGCGTCGGCGCGCACGATCGCCAGGCGCGGCAGCCCGGTCGAGGAGTTGGTGCCCTGTGCTGGGAACTGACCAGCCGCTTCGAACGCCGCCTGGAGCGAGAACACGGGCATCCCTCGGGCTGCGGCCCGGTAGCCCATGCGGATGGCCTCGTCCTCAGCCGTGCGCTCGGCCTCGATCTGGGCCTCGTACTGGGCGAGGCGCTCCTTGGCCTCTTCCTCGCTGATGAGCAGTGGTGCCAGGTCCATGGTTTCCTCCTTTGGTGGAGAGAGGCCTGGCGCACGCCGCACCAGGCCTCTCTAGCGACCAACCGACGTTTCCCGTGCTGCGGCCCATCGGCGGTGCTTCGAATCGGACGCTATCACAGCACCCTCTAGCGAAGCTGGGACGGTGTACCGGACTACGCTGGGCCAATGCCCTGGCAAGGCCCGCATGACCGTGAGGAGATGCTGAGCACTCGGCAGTTCGAAGTGGTGCGCGCTGTCTACGGGACGCAGAACCCCGAAGCGCTGTTCAAGGGTCGAGCGTGGACCGGAGCGCCCTGGCCGGGTGCGGGCAAGATGAAGGACCAGTCGCACTTCAACCGCGAGTTGATCCACCACGCTCTCTCCCAGCCCCCCGAGCTAGAGGACGTCGATCCCCGGCCTCTGCGGGCCACCCAGCCCAACATCATCCGCGAGCACGTCAACTACTACATGGGCAAGAACTACGAGCACACCGGGCGCACGAGCGCTGACCCCCACAACGTGGGCAACATGTTCCCGACGATCTACGTGCGCCCCAACGACCGCTGGGACATCCTCTCGGGCCACCACCGCGCCACCGCCTCCCTGCTGAAGGGCGAAGCGCTGCGCGCTCGTGTGATCCGTCAGCCTCAGTAGCGAAATGGCTCCTCGGGAGCCATTTCACGACTCGCCGTTCTCCTTGACGAGCAACTATCATAAGACGGGTGCCGTACCTGTACCACGTCCTGCCGCACCTGGCGATCGAGGGCACCCCTGGTGAGTGGGCAGCGACGTATCGGCTTCTGCTCGATCGGGGCGCCTCCAGTGACGACGCCCTGAAGCAGATCGCCTTCGCCTACAGCGGCGACCCGTTCGGTGCCCTCCCCGAGGAGTTGCATGATGACCGATCCGAACAGCGAGCTTGTAGCGGACCTAGCACGGCAGCGAGCGGAGTATCACGCCTACCAGCGCGCCAATGAGGCGCCCACTGTGTACTCCGGTGACTGGAACACCCCCATCGACACCATCCAGGCCGACTGCCTCAGCCTGCGCAACCTGATCCGCGGCTGGATCGGTGACGCCAAGGACGTCGCCTGGCGCTGGGAACCGCGCCCCTGCCCGCCGTCTATCATCACCCTTCCCCGAACCGAGGAGATGCCCCGTGGGCGATAGCGACGACAAGTACATCGTGTTCAAGAGCGACGAGTTCTTCGCTCAGACCTCGGGCCTGCCAGTGGCCTTGTGGACCAGCATCGCCGTCCCTGACGCTGTGGTCATCCGCCGTCAGGACAAGTTCGCCTCCCCTGCCCTGGCCACGTACTCCAGCATGATCGCTGTCGCCGTGAGCCTGATCGAGGACGACGAGAAGCGCAAGGAACTGCTGCGGGTGGCCGACTACTTCGAACACCAGGCCCAACTGGCCGCTGACGAGGGCCACAAGCTCCCCGACGTATGAGCGAGGCAATGAACGCCATCGATGCGGCGATCGAGGAGATAGATCAGGAGTTGCAGGAAGCGGCGCTGTGGTCGTTCCAGTACTTCGAAGCGATGGATCAGGCCAACGCCAAGATCCACTGCGCTCCGGTGAAGTACTCACCGATCACCTTCCGCTTGGCCCGCGCTCTCAGGGCTGTCTGGCCCCTTGACCAGGATGTCACCGAGGAGATGGCGCGAGTGCTCCATCACGTTGGTCAGTACGAGGAGGACACCGGCCGCTGATCTTGTGATAGCGAGCAATGGTTCCGTCCCCTATACTCGCCGCATGACCGAACCGATGACCAACGAGGGGCGCCTCGACTTCCTCATGAAGACCGGCAAGCTGGCCCTGGAGACGATGGCCCTCGCAGAGGAGGACTTCAACCCCGTGATCGTCCACGAGGACATGGACGGGACGTTCAAGATGACCTTGCTCGCTGGCGGGCTAGGTGACGACCTCAGTCTGCTGCGGGAGGGGCTGGTCCACGCCGCCGAGACGCCTCAGGCGATGATCAGCCTCACCGCTGACGCGTTTGCCATGACTGATGATGGTTCCAAGACTGAGGCGCTCCAGATCACCACCGCCTTCGTCGGGCAGGACGCCGTCATCGAGATCATCCTCCCCTACGAACGCGAGGGCGTCTCGATCATCTGGGGCGAGGGTGAAATCTCGATCTGCGAGAGCGCCATCGCCGGGGGCATCCGAGCGGCTGTTACGGCGTCGCATACCCTGGGGGGATGACCCCCGGCGAAGCGCTCGTCGCCCGGATCTTCAACTATGTTAAGACGGTAGTCCCGCCTGAACTGGTGGAGCCGGTGACCAAGGCGACGGCCGAGGCCATCGTCGTACTGATGAACGATCCCGGCTTCACCGCCGAGCTACGAGTCGTCAACGACCTTCGTCAGGAGAACCAGTGGCTGAAAGTGCAGAACGTTCACCTTCAGAGGATCCTCTCAGTCGCCGGATCCGCGAGTACTTCGCCTCCCCGCAAGCGCGCCAGCACTTCCAAGAAGGCTTCGCCCAAGCGAGCACCTTCATCCCGGCCCTCAACGAGGTCACCAGGAGGAACAGCAAGCCGGTCAGCGAAAGCGAACTTCGTGAAGGGAGTGAGGCAGGCGAAGAGGACGAAGTAGAGATCGAACTGCTCTGCATCTGGTGCGGCCGGGTCTGCGCCGACATGGACGATCTCGACCGCCACGAGGCCGAGTGCGAGCCTGACTAGTTGAAGCCCCCGTGCAGGCGCGCCACGATCTTGGCGATGGCCGCAGGGCGGTCGTCCATCGGCGTGTTGGCGATCTCGGCAACGATCTCCTGGCCAGCCCCAGCACGGGCCAGCAGGTCCAGCCCAATGGCAGCGGCGCGCTCGGGCACCAGCCGGATGTAGTCGGTCGGTTCGTCCTGCTCCTCGTTGTGGAACAGGGACAGGACGACGCAGACCTCGCCGCCCTCAGGGTCGAGCATCAGGCCCACACCCACGCCGTTGCATATCATGGAATCACTCTAGCAAGAGGACGTTCATCTTATGATAAGACTGATCTATGGCTGAGAAGGACGCATCCCAGGCCAGAACGGCCAAGCCGCAGAACGTCGGCGCCCACCGCATTGCCGGTGCGGCCAAGGTCAAGGGCACCACTCTGGGCAAGTCCAGGGTGCAGGCCGAAGACGTCTCCGAGGATGCAGACGTCCACGACCTCGGTCCCTGGGCCGAGACACCGGCCTCCACACGGGTCAAGCGCTACCGCTACGACTACGCCCAGCGCCAGATCCAGGTGCAGTGGCGGAACAACAAGAACCAGGGCTACATCTACGAGGACGTGCCCTACGAGGCCTTCAGGAACTTCGCTCGGGCGGTGTCCAAGGGCAAGGCGATCAACCGCTCGCTCAACAGCTTCAGCTACGGCGTCATGCAGGGCCAGGAGTACGAGATCGAGTCCAACGCCAAGCGGACGGCCATCTACAGCCGGGTGCGTGGATGATCGTCGTCCACGGCATCGGGCCTTACCTGGGTATCGAGGTGTACTGGGGTATCGAGTACGACCCTCCTGCCTACATCTCCCTCATCGGCCCTGGCTGGTTGGTCGAAGACCTCCCGCCGTATCGTCGCTCCCGTTGGGGGGCACATCTTCGACTTGGGGATCGTGTCCTCCACTTCGGCACCTGCACCCGTAGTGAAGACCCGCACAGGCGTCTGGGGGACATCACCGAGGTGGAGATCAGTCAGTGGAGAGGACCGAGCAATGACGTTCAGGGTCAAGAGACAGGAGAAGGTGCCGATCCCGGAGGCGAGCCGCTTCGACCGGATGGCGGCAGAGGATCTCTTCCTCCTGCTGGAGTCGGGGCTGTCAACGGCGACTCGGCTGACCGACGTGTACCGGGCCACGGTGGCTGAGGAGAAGGCGCCGATCTTGGCCAATGCCCAGGTCGCACTAGAGGACGCCTTGGCGGCGATCAAGGCGCTGCGCCGCAAGCTAGTTGTCACAGTGCCAATGGAACAGTAACCTTTGCAGTTATGACCGAACCAGAACAGCTTCAACTCGACCTCGACTACGGACCCCCTCCTGACCACTTCACCATCGAGGTGCGCAGTGGCCTTCAGTACAACGAGGAGGTAGTGCGCACGATGGAGGCCGCAACCCCTGAGGAGGCCGTCCTCGCCATCGAGTCTCTGCGCGAGACCTACGCCCAGCGCAGCCACGTGAAGTGGGAGGGCGAGGAGGTCAACGCCTACGGCAGTCTCCTCGGCATGGACGACAAGCGCGTGACGTGGCAGATCCACGTCAACCCCCCGCTGCCCATCTCATGATCAGCGAGGCCCGCCTAGCCCGTATCGAGGCGCGCCTCGACGCCCTGGAAGGGCAGCGCCCTGGGCGCAAGGCCAAGCCGGTCATCGTCAGCGAGGAAGGCGTCTGCGGCATCGACCCCGATCGCAACTCGGCGGTCTGCAAGGATGCCTCGCTGTGGCGGCGCCAGAAGGGCTGTCAGGGCACCGCGTGTGTGCGCGTTGCGTCCGAGTACTACGGCGAACGGCGTAAGGCGAAGAGGTTGCCAGTAGATCCATCGTGAGATACGATCGTTAGCGACTGAAGTGGCCGTCCTGGCTAGTTCGGTTCGGTTGTTGGGAGGACGGTTCCGAGAGGGACCGTCCTTCTAACGTTCTGGGCTGCTATAGCTAGGCCTGTGACGATCACTGATCTCGGCTATGGGCCTGACCCTGAAGAACTCCTTGAAGAGGACGAGGAGCAGCGCTCCGCCGAGGAGGACGAGGAGTTCATCGAACCTCTCGACCCGGAGATGGCCAACTTCGTTGACCAGTTGATCAAGCGCACCATCATGTTCTGCGAGGAACTGGCCGGGTTCGAAATGTTCCCCTACCAGCGCTCGCTGTCATACCGCATCATCGAGAGCCTGATCCTGTCGGACGCTGAGGAGGTCACCGGCCTGATGGCCCGCCAGTCGGGCAAGTCAGAGGTCGTGGCCACCACCCTGTCGGGTTGCATGGTGCTCTTCCCCAAGCTGGCCAAGAGCTATCCGATCCTGGAGAAGTTCAAGCGCGGCTTGTGGGTCGGCATCTTCGCTCCCGTCGATGAGCAGGCCGACCTCGTCTTCAGCCGCATCGTCTCCCGGCTCACCAGCGACCACGCCGTGGAGATCATGCTCGACCCCGAGATCGATGACCGCGTGGACGGCAAGTCGAAGGTGGTGCGCCTCTCATCTGGCTCGTTCTGTCGCCGCCAGACGGCCAACCCCCGAGCCAAGATCGAGGGCGCCTCGTATCACATCATCATCGTGGACGAGGCCCAGGAGGCCGACGACACAGTGGTGCGCAAGTCGATCCACCCGATGCTCGCCTTCTACGCCGGGACCATCGTCAAGATCGGCACCACCGGCTACACCAAGGGCGACTTCTACAAGGCCATCAACATCAACAAGCGGCGCCAGGTCAACAAGCGCGCCCGCCAGAACCATTTCGAGTACGACTACCGCACCGTCTGCAAGTACAACCCGAGCTACGCCAAGTTCATCGCCAAGGAGAAGATCCGCCTCGGTGAGGACTCGGAGGAGTTCCAGATGTCCTATGCGTTGAAGTGGATGCTGGAGCGTGGCATGCTCGTCACGGAGGACGAGCTTGACTACCTCGCTGATCCCAGCATGCAACTCGTTCGGGGCTGGCACCGTTCACCTTGTGTGGTCGGTATCGATCCGGCGCGTGTCAAGGACAGCACGGTCGTCACCGTGTGCTGGGTGGACTGGGACTTCCCTGACCCCGCTGGGTACCGGGAGCACCGCATCCTCAACTGGCTGGAGATCAACAACACCGAGTGGGAGAGTCAGTACTTCCAGATCATGGACTTCCTCGACCCCTACGACATCATGTCGATCGGGGTCGATGCCCAGGGGATGGGATCAGCCGTAGCCGAGCGGATGCAGCGCCTGATGGGGAGCCGCTGTGAGGTCATCCCCTACTCCTCTGACAGCAAGAACCAGTCCGAGCGCTGGAAGCACCTCATCCAGTTGATACAGCGCCAGATGCTGGTCTACCCCGGCCACAGCAAGGCCCGACGTACCCGTGTATGGCGTCGCTTCCGCCAGCAGATGGTTGATGCCGAGAAGGTGATGCGGGGTCAGTACCTGCTGATCGAGGCTCCTGACGAGAAGGAAGCCCACGATGACTATGTCGATTCGGCTGCCCTCGCCTGTGCCTGCTCGATGATGGAGACCGTGCCCATGGTTGAGGAGGTCTCCTCTCCGTTCTACCGATGAGTTAGGCTCGCCCTGATACCCAGGTAAGGAGGGTCGCATGTCGTATCCGCCCCAGGAAGTCCAGTTCGAACGGGACGTCGCCTTCAACGGCACCCGGCGTGGTCCTCTTCGTTTCGAAGAGGGAGTTGCCACCGACACGGACATCCCCAACGACTTCGGTCGCGGTGCCTACGGTGACACGGGCGGCGACGCTCGCGGGCGCCCCTTCACCGCCATCAAGGATCCGATGGAGACGATGTCCGAGCGCGCTCACGTCGGCTCGGCCACGTGGATCGAGGCGCCGACCATGCTCAGCGACTTCGTCATCGGCGCCAGCGTCGGTCAGGGACCGCCTCAGTTCGAAATGGAGCTTGGCTCCGAGCGTCGGCTGATCCGGCTCAACCCGGCGATGGTCAGCGACTGAACACACGGCCATGGCCGATGACCTCAGTCAGCGGCACCTTGGGACGCTCCACGAGATCCACCACAAGGGCAAGCTGCCTCGCCAGAAGAGCGAGGTGGCGGCGCTCGTCCAGCGAGGGTTGGTCGAACCTGCGGGCGCCCGAGGTCAGTTCGGCATGACGTACTACCAGTTGACCCAGGCTGGGTCGAACGTTGCTCGGAACGTCAATCTCTCCGGGGGGAAGTACGAGCATGTGCCGGGGTCCGCTCCTGCGCCTGTGACACCGGCAGCAACCGACGAGGTGCCTGAGGGGTACATGCGGATGAAGAACGGCAAGATCCTGAAGATTGCGAGGGGATGAGATGGCCCTCAGGGCGGTGCCGTATCTGTCGGTCGGGTTCGGCACCCGACCACAGAAGCTGCGCACGGCGCCAGACAAGCCCTACAAGCCGCCCAAGCCGCTGGTGCCCACTGCACCGACGCCGAGGGTCACCGTTGCTCCGCAGCCGAACGCCCCGGCGTCCCGGAGCAAGGAGATCCCGCTCGGCAGGGCTGGCCCTGGGCGTCCTCCCACCAACCTCGGCCAGTACCTGATCAAGCCCATCGATGACCAGAACACCGGTTTCGAGATGCTCAACACCGAGCCGTCGATGATCACCAAGGTCAACCAGGACTACATGCGCAAGGGCCAGCTTCCTCTCGCCCTCCAGCCGAAGTACCTCCGCAAGCCCGCTGTGATGGAGAAGGGGCGCGCCGCTGCCATCTCCAAGGGCTGGCACAAGCCGAGGAGCCACCAGGGATGACGCACGTGACCGCTCGATGGGTGAGCAAGGACCAGTTCCGCCACCTCGCCACCGAGGCCAACACCATCGCCCCCGGCGAGACCGAGGCGGGGTTCACTGTGTCAGCGCGCCAGTCCCCCGAGGGCGAGCTTGTTCGTGCTGCCGACCGGTACACGGTCGGGGGCGTACCAGGGCAGGTCGGCACGTCCACCGACACCCCGGTTGGTGGCCGGGATCTCGCCTCGTTCACCCGCAAGAACCGGGCGCTGCTCTCCCAGCCCGAGCACTACATCGGCGCCTGGCACGAGGGTGATCGTCAGCCCAAGGCTCAGGTCGATCTTGATGTATCCCAGGGCTTCCCTCGCACCGAGGCCGGGGGCGTCGAGGCGCGTCATGCGACGTTGACTCGCAACGAGCGGGCCTTCGGTGAGGTGGACGAGAAGGCTGACTACGCCGGGACGCACACCAATCCGTTCTCGACCCGCCCGCTCGGTGACGAGGGAGGGGTCAAGGCAGCCATCGCCTCGCTGAGTACGAACCCAGCGGCCTACGAGGCGGTCGTCTCGGGCAACGTGTTGTCGGGGATGTCCACCTGGGTCAACGGGCGCCCTGTGGCGAAGTCGAAGAGGGCGTGATCCGGCTTGGGCAGCATCTTGTGTTCGTCGCACGAGGAGAAGCCAGCGCGGGCGACGCACGTGCTGCGCGCCCCGCAGACCTCGCACCACTTCGGGGTCGCCCAGGCACGCAGCTTGCGCTCGGTGTCGCTCATCGGTTCGGTCATGCACGGGAGTGTAGCAAAGGGAACGGTTCCTTATGCCTAGGGCTACGAAGAGGGTTGACCCTGGCACACCGCTGACCAATCCAACGGGAGCGGCTGTTGTTGCCACCGCCGAGGCGGGGCGCTCCGGTGAGGGCTTCTACCAAGGTCTCGTCGGGCGCAAGACCGGGCGCGCTGCACCTCGGCCCCAGGGTCACGGGCGCTCCACTGCCGTGCCTCGTCACGAGGCCATCCTCGCCGCCCATGGCTTGATGGACCAGGGCGCCGCCGACCCTCGCCAGGGCCAGTTGTTCGCCCCCCACGAGCTTCCACCGCTCATCTCCCCGGCGACGTTGGCCAAGAAGCACAACGCCCCCCCGCCCCTGCCTGCCTCACGCCCTGGCTTCATGCCCGAGTTGTACGAGAAGGAAGGTGGCGGCACCGTCTCCACGAAGCAGGCCCACAAGCGCATGGTGGCGGGCATCCAGCGACTGGGAGCGTACGTGGACGTGGACCCGGACTCGGGCCTCGGCGCTGTGGGCACAGCGATGTCGAACCGGGCCGCTACGGCGGCGCTGCACCCCGAGCCTGCGCCGTGGTACGCCAAGGTCACCCGGCGCTCCACCCCGGCCGAGAACCCCAACCAAGGCGTGCTCGATCTCGATGCCGGTAGCGCCACCACGATGATCGAGAGTGCGGCGCACGGTGAGGGCGTGAGCTACGGCGAGATGTCCAGGGCCACGGCGATCACCAGCCCGCGCACCCGTTGGACCAAGGGAACCCTCGGGACCGACGACTACTCCACGCCCAACCTGACGTCGGCACGCAACGTCGTCCACGACGTGAAGCAGGCCAAGGCGGTGTCCGAGGAACTTGACCTGCCGGTGGACTACCACGAGATCGGCCGTCACGCCACCAGCGGTGGCGCCCTCCAGGAGCACATGGGCAAGGCGGGCGTCGAGTTCGCCACGGGTGACCCCAGTCGGGCCATCCCGATCGGTGAGTTGCAGAGCACGAAGGTGCCCAACTTCAACCAGAGCCTGCTGCTCGCCCACCCCTCCCAGGCGATCCGGCGTCAGTCGGCGCTGTCGTACACCGTGGACACCCACGACGTGTCGTCGCTGGGCGCTCACCCCGACATGTTGAAGACGATGGGCGGCATGGCCATCGCTCGCATGACCGGGCGGCGCTCCGCTCTGCGTGGTGGTGAGCTTCCACCGGCCTACCAGTCGAGGGTGTGGGAGGGCCAGAAGTCCAAGGAGCCAGAGCCGCTGGGTGAGCACTCGCTGCTGGAGACGACGCGCTCGGGCAAGATCCGCCCCAACCCCACGCAGCTACCGGGTCACATCTCGCACCAGTTCGATGATCGCAGCCCCATTGCCAAGCGCCTGGGTCTGGAGTTCTGATGGCTCGCCAGAGGCGTCTCCCAGGAGTGGACTGGCACAAGGGCGACATCCGTCGTGAGGAGTCGCTGGCCAAGGGGGCCAAGGAGTACGCCCGCGGTCAGGGTCTGCCCTACCGCCCTGGCAACGTCGCTGCGGTGCGCGCCGACCCCAACGTGCTCCACGCCGTGGGTGGGATCGTGGCCAAGCAGCAGGGCGCCCCTCCGCACATGTCCGACCAGATGAAGGCGTCGTACGCCGCTCTGCACGAGGGCATCAACCGCCAGTACGAGCACCTCACCAAGCCGACCTCCGAGGGTGGCCTCGGCATCAAGCATGAGGTGACAGCCGAGGATCCCTACAAGGACATCGGGGAGGCGATGGCCGACGTGCGTAGCAATCGCCGGTTGCGCACGTTGGCCACCGCTACCACGGAGTCGGGTCAGGGCCGCGAGGGATCACCGGCCCAGGAGAACCCGATGATGCACTCGTCCATGAACGACAAGTTCCGGGCCGTCCACGACGCCTTCGGTCACCTGGCCACCGGGCGCGACTTCGGGCGCCACGGTGAGGCGGCTTCCTTCCAGCACCACGCAGCGATGTTCCCCGAGGCCGCTCATCCAGCGCTGGCGAGCGAGCTACGAGCGCAGAACTCGGCGCTGATCCGCATGGGCAACTTCCCCGAGAACAAGCCTTACGAGATCCCAGATTGGGCAACTAAGCCTGTGGCCAAGATGCCGACGCCCAAGCGGCGCAAGGCCGCACCCCACCCGACGCTGTTCTAACCGAAGGAGCACTCATGGCCGAGCAGGCGAAGCACAACAACCCCAAGGACAAGGGGAAGTTCAGCTATGGCAAGAAGGAGGCGCCGCGCAAGACGGTGACCCAGCCCAAGGACACCGCCAAGACCCGTGAGGCCAAGCGGTCCAAGGGTGGAGACCGAGAGCGGGTGACCAAGTAGTGGCACGAGGGGAACGCTCCGAGAACCATCCCAGTCGGCGGGTTGAGCGCAGTTCCTACTCCGGGGACGCCTACGACGCCTACCGCGACTACCAGTTGACGCACGGTCCCGACATCGACCGCCCCCGGCCGGGGTGGTTCCAGCGGGCCAACGCCGAGCGCATCGCCAACGACATCGCTGGCCGCAAGACGAAGAACGCCATGTGGCCCGCCGCTCCGCAGGAGCACGGACCTGCCCGCCCTCAGTAACACAACAAGGAGAACCATGACCACCGACCCAGCCCCACAGCAGCCCGCCGCCAGCGGCCCCGCACCGGTCAGCCCTGAGCCGACCGCCGCCGACGACCCCGCTCGTCGTGACCAGATCAAGGCGCAGGTTCAGACCGCCATGGAGAACCTGAAGGCCGAACTCGCCACTCGCCTCGATCAGTTCCTGGACGAGTTGGGCGCTCTGATCTGACGTGCCCGGAGGGAAGTCCCCAGGGCCGTCGATCAAGAAGCCCGACGAGTACGAAGCCCTGAAGAAGGAGGGCTACTCCAAGTCGAAGTCGGCTGCCATCTCCAACGAGGCGGCGAAGGGGCCAGCGGCTCGCTCACGCATGGCCAAGAAGGCGGCACGAACGAGGGCGAAGAAGTAACCCCAACCGATACCGGAGGTATCACAATGACCATGCTTGCCACCATGTACGCCGAGATCATGGACAGCCCGGACTTTGCCGAGATCATGTTCCTGGTCGCCTTCATCCTGTTCACCATCGAGGCCGTGCGCCTCGTCGTGGGCCGGGGAGCGACGTGGGACTTCCACTGGATCCTGGTGGTGGCGGGCTTGGCCTGCGTCGCCCTCGGGCTACTGGCTCTACCGACAGGAGGCAGCGCTTGACCCCGGCCATGCTGGCTGCCGTTCTCGCAGACGGCATCTACATCGGCGGCGGGTTCATCCTGCTGGTGCTCGTCATCATCCTCGTCGTCATCCTGCTGCGGCGCTGATGGCCAGCGAATACCGAGGTGAGGTGCGGCCCCGGCGTCAGCCGTCGCGGCACCACATCTCGTTGTTCGCTGGACAGCACAAGACCGACACGGTGGACGATCCCTTCGGGCCGCTCTCCAACAAGCAGTTCCCGGCCTTCTACCAGCGCAGCCCGATCAAGAACGCCTACCGCAAGTACATGCGCGCCAAGACCCCCTACATGAAGCAGCGCATGTAGTGGCGGCGCACGAGAACCTGAGCGAGGGCCAGTTCCCGATCCTGTACCACGGCTCCCACCGCCCCGAGGACGTCGAGTCGATCCGTAGCGAGGGTATGCGCTCGACCCCTTCCCACATCCTGTTCCCGGCGAAGTGGCCAACCCTCACCACCAGCCGGGAGCAGGCCGAGCGTTATGGCAAACATGTGGTCGAGGTTCACCTCCCACAACAAGTCGCGCATACCCACCTATGGCCAGCGCAGCGTCATACCGCCTATGGTCATGACGCCCAGGCCTACGCTGTGCGTAAGCCGATCCCTCGGGAGCACATCAGATGACCGTCGCCTTCCACTCACCCAGCTACCGGGCGGCAGCATCTGACCTCACCATCGCCATCAGTCCCCTGGGCCTGGTCGAGCTTGCCGACGAGGAGTTCGAAGTCCACGGACCACGGCTCAACCGCTACGCCAACAACTGGGCCTGGTACCTCGGCCACCACTGGGCGTACAAGCGGGAGATCGGTGAACCTCAACTGACCTTCAACTGGGTCCGGGCGTTCATTGACTTCCTCGTGAACTTCAGCTTTGGCAAGGGCATCAACTTCCACTCCCCCGAGGCCACGGGCGCCATCACCCCGTACCTCCTGAAGGAGGTGTGGGAGAACCACAACGACAAGCAGCCGATCCTCATGGAGATCGGTCAGCTTGGCTCCGTCTCCGGTGACGTCTTCGTCAAGGTCGCCTACGAGCCGCCCTACGTGGACACAGCAGGGGTACCGCACGAGGGCCGGATTCGGATACTCCCTCTGAATCCGGCCTTCGCCTTCCCCGAGTGGCACCCCCACGACCGCACGCGGATGATCCGCTTCAAGACGAAGTACAAGTTCTGGGCGACGGCCCAGGACGGCTCTCGTCAGGTCATGACCTATGTGGAACTCATGACCGAGGACACGATCGAGGAGTACATCAACGACGAGTTGATCGACTCCCGCCCCAATCAGCTTGGCGAGATCCCGGTGGCCTTCTGCCCCAACTTCTCGGTCTCCTCCAGCCCCTGGGGTCTCGGTGACGCCAACGACATCATCAGCCTCAACCGCGAGTACAACGAGAAGGCCACCGAACTCTCAGACATCATCAACTACCACGTCGCTCCGGTCACTGTCATAACAGGCGCCAAGGCGAGCAACCTGGAGAAGGGCGCTCGCAAGGTCTGGGCCATCGGCTCCAAGGACGCCAAGGTCCAGAACCTGGAGTTGCAGACCAACTTCACCGGCCCCCTCGGCTACATGGAGTTGCTGAAGCAGTCGATGCACGAGTTCATGGGCGTCCCCGCCGCGGCCCTCGGTCAGATGCAGCCCATCTCCAACACCAGCGGCGTGGCCCTCGCCATCCAGTACCAGCCGCTGATGCTGAAGCACGACCGCAAGAAGATCCAGTACATCCCGCTCTTCCAGCACATCAACGAGCTTGTCATCAAGCACGCCTTCCTGTTCGCCCCCGAGATGACGGTCTACAACCCGCGCCTGTCGGCCACGATCGTCAAGCCCGACCAGGTGCCGCAGTTGGACCCGCTGGATCCGGTGTCATACCGCACGTATGTGGACTGGCCGTCGCCTATGCCGATGGACACCCTCATCAAGATCAACGAGATCCAGGCCAAGATGGCGATGTCGTTGGAGAGCCGCCGCGGTGCGCTGCGCGACCTCGGGGTCCAGTTCCCCGATCAGAAGATCCGCGAAATCTTCGAAGAGGTGCTGGAGGACACGAAGGAGCAGGGTGCCCTCGACCTCATCCGTAGCCAGATCGCGGCCTTCACGATGATGAGCACGGGCATGACGCCTGACGGTCAGCCGATGATGACTGCCGATGCGATGGGCAACCCGGTCCCGGCTACGCCTCCGGTTGACCCAGCGCTCGCTCAGGAGATGATGGCGCTCGCCTACGGAATGATGCCGCCTCAGATGGTGGACTACGAGAGCGATGACAGTCGATGATGCGGCTCTTAGGGACTGACATAGTGCCCGTTCCTAGGAGCAGTGTGCTAATACTGGGGTCTCCCGAACTATGTAGAACCAACCGTTGAACGCGCTGTGGACTTAGGAACAGGGGCCATGTCAGATAACCAGATCACCCAAGACGGCCAAGGGTTGCTAGTAGGCGTGACGCCTGCACAGCCCCAGAACGCTGCCAACTGGAGCCAGACGAGGCCCGACCAAGAGGTCTCGCAGCGTCCCATCCAACTGGTGGACTCGCCGCCGAACGGTGCCGCCCATGCCAACGCCCGGTTCTCGGACGAAGACATCGAGCGGGCGCGGCAGCAGGAGAAGGACAAGCTGTACCCGCGTATCGATGAGATGCAGCAGCAACTGAAGGAGTTGCAGGCTGAGCGCGAGGCCGCAGCGGCCGAGCGTGAGCGGCTGGCCCAGGAGGCCGAGGAGGCTCGCCGTCAGAAGGAGGAGTCGGAGATGGATCTCCGTCAACTCTTCGAGAAGCGCGAGGCCGAGTTCAACCGTCAGATCAGCGAACTCAGCAGCCGGTACGACACCGACCGAGCGATCTTCGACAGAGAGCGGGCACTCCAGGAGGCGTACGCCTACCGGATGGCTCGCATCGAGCAAGAGCAGGAGTACATCCTCCCGGAACTCCGGGACTTGATCGGTGGGGACACCATGGAGGACATCGACGCCAGCATCGAAGAGATGAAGCGTCGCTCCGAGGCGATCTTCACCAACATGGCCGCGGCCACTCAGCCGCAGCCGTTCAGGGGGGCGGCGATGCCGTCAGTTCCCCCAGTAGGACCAATGGAGCAACTACCGCAGCAAGAGTCGTTGACAGCGGATGACATCCGCACGATGGACATGGACACGTACAAGAGGTATCGAGAGCAACTCCTACGAGCTACGAACCCAAACCAACGACCACGGGGGCGCTAGCCCCAAGGAGTTAGCAACATGGCCACAGGTGGCAGCCTTGGTGGTGAGCTTCCCATCGTATCCGGCATCACCGGCACGACCAGGGCAGCCCCAGGGGGCATCTACAGCAACTACACGCCGGTTGTCGGTTACTACGGCAACGCGACCCTGGACAACACAGGTGTCGGCTACGCCGGAGGTGTGACCACAGGTTCCACGATGATGGGACCGGCAATCCAGACCATTTGGAGCAAGGAGATCCTGTTCCAATCGATGCCCGTTCTACGGTTCGAGCAGTTCGCGGCGAAGAAGACCGAACTGGGAACTATGCCCGGTTTGACGGTGAACTTCATGCGCTACAACAATCTGCCGGTGCCCGCTGGGCCTCTGGTTGAGGGTGTGCGTATGAAGACCCATGCGATCACGGCGAACCAGTACGCGATCACCGTCGAGGAGCAGGGCTTCGCCGTCGCCGTCTCGGAGCTTCTGCTCAATGCGAGCTTCGATGACATCATGGCGAGCGCATCCCGACTGCTGGGTCGGAACATGGCGCTCTACATGGACACCCAGGCCCGCAACACGCTCTCTCGTGCGACGTCGGTCGTGTTCGGCTACCAGAAGCCCGCCGCCATCAACGTCGGCTACGGCGTGTACGAGCCGGGAACCCCGGCCACGACCGTCGCCCAGGTGACCGGTGCCGCTGCCGGGTCCGAGTACTACCTCGTGCCCCACGCCATCAAGGACGCCGTCGAGGTACTGGCAGCGAAGAACGTGCCTCGCCTTGGTGAGACCTACGTCGCCTTCGTTCACCCTCACCAGAGCCGTCGATTGAGGGATACGCCGGAATGGATCGAGGTCACAAAGTATGCCGCACCCGGCAACTTCATGCTCGGGGAAATCGGCAGGCTGGATGACGTCGTGTTCATCGAGACCACGCAGATCGGTGCTCCCAGCGGTACCACCCAGACCGACCTTTGGCCTGGGCTGCCCGGTGGGAACGTCTCCTCGGCATCCCCCGCCGATCCCAACTGGCGTGCGAACGCACTCGGCATGGACGACGCCCAGCGCCTCGTCCAGGTCGCCGCAGGGACGACCAGCCTCACCAACTACGACGAGCAGGCCGACCCCTACGCCGACATCGACGTGGGTCACCCGGCGTCGTCGGGTGGAACGACGCTCGACGTCCCGCCGCAGGGTGGAGTGCCCACCCCGAGTTGGGGCGAGCCGTGGGGTCCGTACGCGGGCGCCGGTCCTGCCTCCTTCGAAGCGCTGCTGCTGGGCGACAACGCCTTCGGCCACGCCATCTCCCTCCCGGTCGAACTGCGCGACGGCGGGGTGCTCGACTTCGGTCGTGAGCACGCGCTGGCGTGGTACTCGATCTGGGGCTGGGGCGTCGTGACCGAGTCCAGCGTCGTCAAGATCATCACCAACTGAGCAGTCCATGCAGTGGGTGAGGGGACACACCCCTCACCCACGCTGCGCGCATACGGAGGTATGAGCATGAGCATCGTTGCCGTTCACGGTCCACAGACGTTCGGGTCTCGGGGCGTCCAGGAGACAGGCCCGGTCGTGGCCGTGGTCGGGTCCACCGGGCTGAAGTGGGACTTCAGGCTCGACCAGAGCACCACCCGACCGGACCAGGACTTCTCCTGGGCCTTCCCACCTGACGGCACCCCCACGCCGCAGGTGCTGGCCAACCCGACCGAGGTCACCTACGCCGCGGTCGGCTCGACCTTCGGTGACCCCCTCAGGCCCACCCAGCCGACGAAGACGGCCACGCTGACCGTCACCAACGTGTCGCGCACCGTCAGCAACAAGGCGCTGACCAACAACGTCGCCACGCTCACCACGACGGCCACGCACGGCTTCAAGGTCGGCCAGTCCGTCGTCATCACGGGCGTGGACGCCGTCTTCAACGGCACCTACACCATCGCTTCGACGCCCTCGGGCACCACGTTCACCTACGCCAAGACCAACGCCGATGTCACGTCGGCGGCGTCGGGCGGCACGGTGGCTTCCGACCCGGCTCAGTACCCGGTCGCTGGCTCCTACCCGAACACCGTCCCGGTGGCCTCGGGTGCCGCTCCGCAGTTGCGGATGGCCCAGGAGGACGGCGGCGAGGAGAGCGGCGGCGATGAGGGCACCCCTGATGTGGCGGTCGGCTACGACCCGGCTGCCCACACCGTGGCCGAGGTCGAGGACTTCGTCACCGAGCACCCCGATGAGGCCCAGGACATCTACGACGCCGAGGTGGTGGGCAAGAACCGCGCCACCCTCGTCAACTGGCTAGAGGAAGTCCTCCCCTTTGACCCCGGAGCGCACACCGTGGCCGAGGTCGAGGAGTTCGTCACCGCCAACCCCGACATGGTGGACGACGTGCTCGCGGCCGAGGAGACCGGCAAGGCTCGGGTCACGCTGATCACCTGGCTGGAGGACTTCCAGCCATAGGCATACCGGCCTATCGAAAGGAGCACACACCGTGGCAACAAGGACAACGCAGCAACCAGAGGCGCCCGAGCAGGCCGACGAGAACGAGGTCACCCGACCATCCGATCTCGGCTTCGGCGCCCGCCGTGAGATCGAGGTGGAGCCGGTCAACGTCCCGGCCCCCAAGCCTGACGACGAGGGCTACACCGTCATCCGCATGGCGGTGACCATCGATGAGTTCACGTACGGCAACAACCGCGGTCCTGTCGAACTGAAGGCAGGGAAGATGTACCGCGTTCCCAACCACATCGCGCAGTATCTCTACTCACTGGGGAAGCTGTACGTCACGAGCTAAGGAGACGCCGTGGCACGGCCCTCGGTGCAGCACAGCGGGTTTCTGATCCCGAACGCCCAGGACGTGTCCAACTCGGTCCTGGCTGAACCTGACAAGATCGACTTCAACACCGTTGCCAACGCCCGCTGGGGCGTTGTCAGCGGCTGTGCCCTGGGGGAGCAGGGACCGCTCGCGCTCACTGTCGGTACCGGCGTAGCCGTCGTCAATGGGGCCATGGTGCCGGTGCGTGGCGGCACCGTCACCCTGACCCAGCCCACCACTGGCTCGCGCTTCATCAACGTCGTCGTGGACTCGGGCGGCGTCGTGCGCACCATCGACGGGGAAGCGGCCACCGACCCGGTGTTCCCCGACGTGCCCGCCGACAACACGCTGTTGGCGACGATCCACGCCACGTCGAACGCCGTCAGCCTCCAGGACTTCGTCGTTGACAAGCGCAAGTTCCTGACCCCGGCGCTGTTCGCCAACCTCCCGGCGACCAGCACCCTCATCGTCAACTACAACAGCCCCAACCCGGCTCTGGGCGACCCCAGCCAGTGGTTCCACGTCAACGGCCTGGGCGACATCTTGTGGTCGCAGGACACGATGCTGAGGCGCACCGACGTCGGGACGCTGTTGATCAGCAACAACCTTCACATCGGCAACGACCTCACCGTCCACGGTGACGAGCAAGTGCTCGGAGCGTTCCACTCCGAGGGGGTGCTCTCGGGGCGCAACCTGCGGCGCGCCAACGCCGCTCCCACCAGCCCGATCCTCGGTGACCTGTGGCAGAACACCACGACGGGCACGCTCAGCATCGCCCTGCCCGACCCGGTGACCCACGTCATCGACTGGGAGCCGCTGGCGACCGGTGACACGGCGATGCCGGTGGGCACGATCATCGACTCCGTCGAGGAGAAGACGATCATGGAGGGCAAGGGCTGGGTGGCCCTCGACGGTCGGGTGGTGACCGAGACCAAGTACCCCAACCTGTTCGGCCTCGTCGCCATGCAGCCGTGGATCTCGGGCGGCACGGCACCGACCCGGCAGATGACGCTGCCCAACCTGGAGCGGCGCTTCCGCATCACCGACTCCAACGACACGGCGAAGTACGGCGGCGCCAACTCCAAGACGATCACCCGCCAGAACCTCCCCAAGCACGACCACAACGTCAGTGTGGACACCCACGGCGACATCCAGCCCACCGCCCAGTTGTCGGGCATGAGCGGCGCCCACGGCCACGACATCATCGGGGACGGCAAGCACGATCACGACGTGTACGACAAGGGCCATACCCACGACAAGAACTTCATCGTCGTCAACGATTCAGGCGGCTCGATGCTCGACGGTCTGATCAACGACCGCTCGCACACCTGGCAGGTGGACGTGGCTGCCACGACGGCGACCGGCTACGCCAACATCGTGGCCAAGCCAGCGGCCATCGGTGGCCTCTCCATCCCAGCCAACGGAGGTCTCCACAACCACACCGTGCAGGTGTCGAGGATCACCGGCCTGACCCACACCGTGCGTGAGGAACTGGTGGGCGAGAACGCCCCCTTCGACGTCACCCCGGCCTACTTCACCGTCCGCACCTACATCCGAACCTAATGTTGCACCCATGGCTGCTTACGGCGCTTTCCGGTTCGGGCGAGACAACCCCTCCCTCATCGCATCCACGGCCCAGATGATGGTCGAGGCTCAGTCGCTGATGCCGGGAGAGCCGACGTACCAACCCATACCGTTCTATCCCAGCATCGTCTCGGGTTCAGGGGCGCAGCTTGGCGCCTCGACCGATACACAGGTATGGGCCAACTACCCCGGCCGCTGCGACCTGACCTTCTACCAGGGCGACGACGTCACGATCCCGCTGACCATCGAGGATCCGGGCGACATCACCCCCGACATGAGCACGACGTGGGAGTGGAGCGCCCAGATCAGGGTCTGCCACACCTACCACTCGACCCTGGTCAACACGTTCGCCGTCAAGGACAACTACGTGGCCCCGGTCGGGGACACGGCGGGCTACACCGAGGTCACCCTGTTCCTGCCCCGCACGGAGAACGTCTTCGTCGGGCGCTACCGCTGGGATCTGTTCTCCCTCTCCCCCTTCGACGCCGCTGGCTTCCCCCAGCCTCCCGACGTCATCGCCCCCGAGCCGTGGCCCCCCACCGACCAGATCCGCACCTGGCTCTACGGGGCGGTCACCATCCTGCCCCGTGTCACCTCCACCGACGTCCTCCCGGCCCTCCCGGAGAGCGGAGACGGGGGTGGCACGGTCACGCCGCAGCAGCAGTGGCTCTTCGTCGGCCCGAACGGACTCGTGCCATGAGCATCACCGTCTCGACATCTCCTCAATCCATCCCGATCGTCTCGGCGCCTACCAAGCCGGTTCTTGTCACAGTGCCCACCGGCAAGCAGGGGCCACCCGGCCCCCCTGGGGAGGACGCCCAGTGGGCGCGGATGACCCAGGCCGAGTACGACGCCTTGCCCACCAAAGACCCCAACACGCTCTACGTGATCATCGGATAGGAGACACCAGGCCATGCGCCACTTCGGAACCAGCTACAAGTTCGCCCACCATCGCACTGTCGATGGCGAGCGCTGCCTCATCTGGGGCAACGGGATCGGTGAACTGCTGATCCCGGTCACCTCGCTCGACTACGCCGAGGCACTCGGTGATCGTGGGTGGCAGGACAACGCTCTCGTCAACGAGGGCGAGGACGAACTGCTCAACACCTACTTCCGTGCCCAGGCCAAGCAGACCACGCTGTACGGACGGCTGTACGGCGCCGGGTCGGTGCTGGAGACCTCCACCCTGGCCGCTCCCGTGGCGACCGAGGTAGCCGGTACCGGCTACGCCCCGGCCACGCAGTGTGCGTGGACGGTCGGCAACACCGACTTCGGTGCGACGGCCGACGTCGCCGGTTCGCAGACGACGACCTCGACCACCAAGACGTTCACCGCTGGGGCGGGTGGATGGTCGGCGGCGGTGCAGTTGTTCCTCGCCACGGCTGCCACCGGCACGGCGGGCAAGCTCATCGCCTTCGTGGCCCTGTCGGCCACCCGTACCCTCGCCGCCACCGACACCCTCGACGTCTCCGTTGCTGTCGGCCTGAACTAGTAGCCGCCAACGGCGGCAAGGACTGACTGATGGTCGCTGCTTTCAAGACGGCGCTCGGCAGCAACTTCAACAACACGTCGGGCACCACGCTCGTCATCACCAACAACAACGCCATCAGTGTTGGTGATCTCGTCGTCGTCCGGTGGGCCTCTGACAACCTGAGCGCCACCACGCCAACGGTGACAGTCACCGACTACGGCGGCAACACCTGGACGGTGCTTCGCCAGGCTGCGGTCAACGCCACTGCTGCGGCCGGGTGCGCCGGGGGCATGCTTGCCTCCAAGATCACCTCTGGCTATGGCAGCGGCGGCACCATCACGCTCACCTTCTCCGGTGCGGTCACCGGCAAAGCGGCGTATGCCGAGTCGTTCAGTGG